GATTTCCATGCCGATAGAGCCAACATCAGCAGACACCTTCTTGGCCTCTTTGTAAAAATCGACGCACTTACGCACACCAATCAAAGCTGCTTGTGCTGCTGCAAATGCGGTTAGCGGGTCCATAGATTTATTTGGTCAACAGTTGAAAAAGCATCAAAATAATTGTTCCAAACGCACAAACAACAGCGCCAGCTGCGCCAATCAAAATTGTTTCAATGCGTTTTAAACGCGCATTGGATGAGCGAAATTGATTCTCAATATTTCCATACCGCTCAGCGCACACCGCTTCGTGGGTATTGATTTGGGCTTCAACATCTTTGATCGTGCTCATGGCATCTCTCTTCGCTTTCAAAAATTCAGTTCCTGTCTGTCGTCAATTCATACATTGTCGGCTGGCAAAGGCGTATTGCTTTCAGCAGTCTTTACCCAATCCATCTGCATTGGCCCGGTTATTTGAAACTCATAACCATCCAGCCACTTTAGATAGCCTTGATAGTCGGCATTGTTTTCATCAAAAGGAATTGCTGCCCCATCATCCACTCGTATTACGCAAAAAATCTCGCCGTTATTGGGGATTGAGTTTGTTAATTTATATTGAGCCATGATTAAAACTCCGCATTTAATAACAATCCAAGCCCAGTAGTACCTGGGCATCCCATAATTACTTGTGGAGAATTAAAAGATGTAGAGGCAGAAAAAGAAATCAAAATGCCGTTTGTTTGCGCTGAGTTGGTAAGAATGTTATTTATTGAATAATCTTGAATACCAGGTATTCTTAAAACAAGTCCATCTCTAGCGGCAGTTGGCGAAGTTCTCATTGTGGTTGGGTATTGAGAAACCAAAGTAGCTACCCCGTTACTCTCTGTTCTTCCAATTAAACTCTCATTTAAAACGCAAAAAAATCTTTGGCACATTAACAGCTCCATTGCCAAAGGTCTGTTTTCAAATTCAGTTGAGACAGAGCCAACCTCCAATTGACACTTAGCTACTCTTATGCCCTCATTTACTGGAGTATTTTGCGTGTAAATTGTGCAATAAATTGTGTTTGTGTCGGACGAAAGCGTTCTTGTTATTGAGTATTTAACCCAAGTGTTATTTGGCAACGATGTTGGCGATGGAGAAATTTTTGTAGCTCTACCCCTATCGGCTGTTCTTGAATTAGTCCAGCCGGTATCGTCCGCTGTTTCTGAATCTCCAATCCATGCGTCAAAATGGTGACTTCCAAATGTTTGGTGACTTCCAAATGTTGACCCATATTTTCTCAACCAAAAAGAAAAGGTGACTGTTTGGCCGCGAAGATACTTTGATGTGTTTACTTCTACCTTTTGCGTTAATTCGCAAGAAGAATAAGTGCCTGATAGTTTTGTGATTTCTACGCAATCTACTACCTCTCCGTTAGGTAGCGTGTCTTCTACTTTTCTTATGCGTGGACTAAAATCAGCATATTGCGTTGTCCACCGATCAACAGTTGTTATAGCGCTTCCTGTTGTTGCTGGGTTTAGGTCTGTGCCTTTTTGCCAAATGCGAAAATCACCATTTAGCAATAAATTTTTTAAACTGAGCTTACTGGTTACGGATGAGGCTAACTTAGCAATAGTAATTGACCCATTTGCCGGTACTGCATTTCCTAAATTACCAGCCGCAATAGCGCCGCTGTTATCAGCGATCACCCTGGCTAGGTTGCGAGCGATTCCCATGGTTATGCTCCCTCTTGCTCGGCTGCGCGCTGGGCAGCTTCTGCTTGCATGCGCTCTTGACGCTCGGCTGCCGATTCAATGCTGGCTGCCAATACGATGTCATCGCGGCTGCCGCTGATCGTTTGACCGGCATCGAGCATGCGCTTTACTTCCAGCTGAACAATCTCGTCGATCGCAATGCGGCAGCGCTCATGCACGGCGTTGTCGATCCAATCCTGGGCGGACAGCGCGATGGCGTGGAGCGCTTTATCTTCTGCGTCAGAAAGGGTGATTGTGTAAATTGACATGATTTTTCCTTTTAAGTATTAGCCTAAGAGATAACCTGAGAATCCGTTTGCACCACCACGAAGATTTGATGTTCCACTTATATCAACGTGAGTTCTTTGATTTATTGTGCAGTAGTCACCTGAGTTCATATAAATTACAGAAGACAAACTTATTCCCGGATGCTCGTTACCACCCGTAAAGTCGTAACTTGAAAACCCACCAACTGAATAATCAGAAGCCCCATTTACTCTTATGCCAAATTCGCAAACTCGGACGTTACCCGGTGAATCAAATACTGCATTAAAAGCAAAAAAGTAATAGCCAGCAACGGGAGCGGTAAATCTGTTAGTGCTAGTGCTGTAATGTGAGCCAACATTGTTGTTGACCGCACCAAACGTAATAGTCTGATTTCCGGTTCCGGAAGATATGCTTTGACCGGTATCATTTCTCACGTTGAACATTGGCTGATACGGCTTAGTCACGCGGCCGCTGGAATCAATGCTGATTGATGTCGCGCTGGCGTTATCGGTAATACCTTTTGTCGCAAACCCACCGCCGCTAGTAAGCGTCACATTGTCTGTGGCTGATCCTAAGTGGCGTAGGCCATTGGTGATTAGTTTGCTCATGCGGTCCCCTTTGGATGCTTGTCTTTAACCGCCTGGATTGCTGTCTTCCATGCGTCGTAGCCGCCGTGGAATAGCATGTCTAGCTGGTCAATCACGGCTGGATATTCGGCAGCGCGATCACGTTGGTATTGCTTGTTGTCGTACTCGGCTTGTAGGCGGATGGCTTCTGCGTTTATTGCATCAAGATCAATTTGAATCTTTTGACCAAGTTCATTAGTTGCCACAATTCCATGGCTGTTTTCAGTAATACATAACGCCATAGGATAAAGTTTTTTGGTTGCTTCTATTTTCATGCCGCAATCTCCATAGCAGTTATTGAGCAAAAAGTAGTTCCCTCATTGATCCTGTCCGTATTACTACGCGTTCTATTAAATGCCAGGTAATATGCGGCATTATTGTTACCCCAAGACATAACGCGATAGTTAATTGAAGATGTTGTGCTTGGACTATCTAAAAATTGCCCTGATCTTTCGTAAATTTCATCCACAGACCCCACTGCATAAGATTGGTGCGTCACTCTTGGCCTAGACCCACCAACCTGATCGCCAACCGCCACAGGCGTATTTCCACGATATATCAATAACGCAGAATGATCGTTTGATGTATATTGAACAGTCCACATTAAAAGAATTTTGTTAGATGCGGATGTTGGCGTGATGTTAAGAGAAAGGCCAGGGACTTCTGTTGGACCACCAAATATTACACTTACATCAGTTTTAACTGCTTGCACCACTTGCAGCACAGCCCCAGGCGTTTTATTGCCAATCAAGCGCTGCGCAATGACCGGCGTTTCCAGCACGACATCGCTGCCAATTGATGATGCTGGCTGAAGGATGACACCACCGCCGCCAGCTGATACGAGTTTTACTGGCATTAGTTGCCCCCTTTCGGATACTTGGCTTTGACAGAATCAATCGTTGCTTTCCAAGCGTCATAGCCGCCGTGATACAGCGTGTCGAATTGCTCTGCGAATGATGGGTACTCGGCGGCGCGTTGACGTTGATACTCATTGGCCTGGTAAACGGCTTGTAGGCGAGCAATCTCGGCGTTGATTTCTGATTCGGTTGGTTTTACTTGTAATTGGTCAGCCCACTCGAGTCCTTCATATTCATGTCCTCGCCAAACCCATTGAGCATTCGGCTTCAAGGATACAAGCGCTTGTTCTTTTGTAATCATGCCGCTATCTCCAAAAGCATAATTGTTCCGATTCTCCCGTCTCGCATACAAACGTGAGTACCACCAATAGTTATTGAATGTTTTACTTCAAAAGTGTGTGATCCGGCGGTCAATGCACCGGTAGTAAAATTTAGCGGGTTAGTCCATGCTGCCGCTACGGCATTTGTTGTTCCAGTATGCTCAGTAAAGCAAACTTGATTGCCGTTGTGAAATAAATTACTTGTTCCAGCGTTTGACCATGTTCCGCTTCCACTCTCAAACCAAGGCACAACAGTTAAAACAAGCACTTTTGAGTTGGCTAAAACTGTAATTGAAGCTGATAACCCAATTGATTGGGGGCCTGACCCTGATATAGAAACTTGTGTGGTTGATTGAGTCGAAACCACTTGCAACACACTCCCGCTCGGAGCATTCACATCAGGAATCACGCCGCTTAATGATGCGGCTGGTACTCCGCTTGTGCCGCTAAGAATCAATGGCATTTATTCTTCCCCTTAAACAATTGACCAAGTGCTGCCACTTGGAATGGTTACGATGACGCCGCTGTTAATCGAGATCGTCCCAAACGATCCGGCATTCTTGCCAGCGCTCAAGGTGTAATCAGATGACACTACCTGGTCGTTCTCAAAGAAAACAGCGTTGTTGCCGCCACCGGTAGCGCCGCCACCAATACCGCCCCATGCGCCAGCCTTGTAACCTTCAAAGCCACCGAGGTCAGCGTTGTAGCGAATCTGCCCGTTGACCGGTGATCCTGGGCGCTGAGCCGTTGTGCCAGCTGGCAATGCTGCCGCGCCTACACCGGATGTCTTAGCAACAAATCCAGCGTCAGTTTGCGCAATCGTGTAAGTGTTTGCAATTAAGAAAGAGCCAAACGCATCAACAACCAATTCGTCATTTAATGCAGCTGCGCTCAGCAAAGTAATTGAAACGCCATTCGTGGCCGTGTAATCATCACCAGGACGCAAGCGCACACCATTCAACGTCACGATCAGCGCTGGTGCTACATACGACAGAGAAATACCATTTGCATCGTTGCCGCTAAATACTGTTTGACCGGATGTTGCGACAAACTCAAACGTCGCAAGCGTAGCTACTGAGGCCGACGATGCTGCGATCCATCCCGCTGCCGTGTAAACCTTCATCACGCCGTCGGTTGTATTGAAATACAAAGCGCCAATCGCTAAGGTATTGCCATCGTTATCTACTGATGGGTCACTTGCTTTTGGTCCCAGGTAGCGATCATCAAAGTTATCTAAGAGAGC